CAGCGCATCTTTTACTACAGTTAATGTAGCAAATAGACGGTCAAATCGTATGTTTGACACGTAAATTAAGTCGGTCTCAATTACATCCAGCTCTTGTAAGAATCTAGATGAGTACCTAATAAGTGAGCTAAAGGCACCCTGTAGCTCGCTGAAAGTACGTGTTATCGATTGGTTGTTAGTATGCTTAATAGCATCAGATAAGCTGTACAAGTTATCAGTAAACTCAGAGATGCCTTTAGAAGACGCCAAGTTAACGAAAGCTCTACTAACGATAGTATCGGCAAATAGGAAGAAACTCAAGTAATCTGAAACACTCTCTAACCCATTCTTAATAGGTACTAAGACTGAAGCAATGGAAGACTCAATACTAATAAACATTGATGTAAAAGCTACCGTTGTGGCATCTGCCTCCGAAAGTACTGGCCCCATAACAGTAGGTAAAACTCGCATTGCTTTATTTATTGTAGTAGTCATAACGCTAAATAGTGCAGCTAGTAAGTTAGCTACTGCCCTGATCTTTTCCTCTAGCGTTGTTATTGGTCCATCAATACTCTCTGTATCAAAGATACCTAATGTTAACGGTAACGCTGCTACAGTAGTCTTAATTTTAACTAATGCGATACTCACGTTATCTAACAGTTTACTCAACCCGATAGCACTAACAAACGAATTAAAGAACTGTGTAACTACAGAGGTATTCTTTTGCATCGCATCTGCTGCTTCAGAGTATTTGATCATCTCTGATATTACCAAGTCGAGACTATTACTAATGCCGTTAGAAAAACTGTTAACCATATTAGCTGTAGCGTTTAAGCCTCTATATAAGTTTGCATTTATATCTAATACTTTATTTATCTCATACGCAAGCCTGCTCAGAGAGTCTGCTAACTGCGCGGTACCCTGGCTAATTGTCGCTGAAGTCTTAGAGAAGTCCAGGTTAATCTTAGCAGAAACAGCCTCTAAGCTACCTAAGATTACATCAGGGGTTAATGCCCCGGTAGCTGCCAGAGAGCGTAAGTCCCCATAAGCAACACCTAAACCTTTAGCTATTGATTGTGCGAGCGCAGGTATTTGTTCAGCTACTGAGTTAAACTCTTCGCCACGTAAGGCACCTGCCGCTAAGCCTTGGCCTAGCTGCATAAGGGCTGCCTTTGCAGACTCTACAGGAGTGTTAGAGATGGCTATAGTCTTTTGAACAAGGTCTGTTATCTTAATAAGCCGCTCAGATTCTATCCCTGTCTCTTTAAGTGCCCTACCAAATGCAAAATAAATTTCCACGCTTGACTGAAGAGTAGACCTTGCCTTTTCAGCATTATCACTTAGCGTCTTCTGCAATACTGCAAGATCTTCCGTCTCATTAGACACTAGCTTTAGCTTGTTTACTAACGTGGTATACTGGTCGCTAAGCTTCGTAACAACAGTTACAGCACCGATAGCAGCAGTGGCAGTAAGGAGAGACTTGAATGCCTTCGTTATATTACCAATAGCAGCAGCAGTGTTGTTTGCCCCTTTCTGAGTTGCGGCTAATGTATCTTTTGCTGTATTACCGAATACTTTGAATAAGTGAGTTTGTTGTTTAATACTCTCAGAAAGTTTATCATCTTTGCTGCTAAACATTCTTTTAAATGAACCCACACTATCCGCTGCAGTTTCACCTAGCTTCTTAAGGTTCTTATTGATTTCATCTAGTTTCTTATTTGAGTCTTTTGCATCAACTTCAACGGGTACAACTACACCTGTCATGGATCACTCCTATGGTGTATTTTTTACGATGATACCTGCTGGTCTGATTTGAGGATCTGACAGTAAAGTTGCCTCGATGAATCTTGCAGGAGCCTGGTCCGAACTTCCAGCATTCAGCTGTTCCATATATGGTACCTCATTAACAATTTTACCATCACTAACTTGCCAACTATCTCTAGCATTACCTGTGTCTACAGGAGTAGCCTTCTTAAGTTTCACTACCAGCTCTTCTAGTTTAGCTTTCTTAATGGCATTACTCCTCAATGTAATCTCTGTCCTTACGTGATCCATTGTTTCTTTGATTCCTGTTACCTTTCCACGAACCACTATATTTCCTTCAGAAAATCCGGAGTGTCACCGCCGACAGCGCCGAGCATACTCTGATACATTGCAGATTGCCTTAATGAGCGTATCATTCTGTTTTCACCTTCGTACGCATCTGCATGCTTCTTCAATTTGGCCAAAGATTCGAAAATAGCTTCAGGCCTGGATTTAACACCAATAGCCTGAAGAATTTTCATGAATCTTTCATCGTCGCGCCAGCCAACAGGCCTTTGCTCAAAATACATATGCCACCCTACGTACTCCGTGTGAGGCATATTCCAAATATCAGAAATTGGCACACCCAGCAGGTATGCCAACTCGTATTGCCCCAGCTCTTCGGCGGTTAGGTTTTTACCGGCTCGTCCTTCCCGATGCCCGAGAACTTCATGATCTCGCTAGACAGCTTGGAGAGCTCGTCCATAGGCAGCTGAGCGAAATCTGAGTCAGAAAGCTCATCGCCGCCCTCAACAGTAGAGCGAATGATCTTGTAGAGAATATCGAGGCCCTCTTCGCTATCCTCCTTAAGCGTCTTGGAGGCCTCTTGAATTTCTTGGACTTCCATCACGGTCAGCTTGGAGATCTTGACATCGTTCCCCATGAACTTGACCACTTTTTGCATCTTCGTGCCGACCAGCTGCTTCAGAGTTGTTGCCATTATGCTTCTCCATCCATTTGTTTGAATTTTTCCATCTGTTTCTTCATAGCATGCAATTTAGCAAGCGTAAGAAACAATTCTTTGCTTTTTGCCGGATCGTCGGCAAATTCCGGGATACGATCGAAAGTACGTTTAATACTAAATTCAATGGCCTTCTGCATGTTACTGACAGTGATAGCCATAACGTACTTCATGTCGAATGGTTTATTCACCATAGTATTTCCTTGAGGAGAGGACCACCCTGCGGCAGCCCTCTATGTAGCTATAAATTAATCGAAGGTATAAGCGCCGTAAAGCTTGGACTGCAGAGTAATGGCGATGGTCGCCTGGTTTGCGTCGGTAAGGCTCGGCGTAACCAGCAGCGATTCGATCTTGCCCTGGAAGTACCAGATGGTGTTCTGAACAGCACCGAGGCCAGCCGCAGCTGTCTTAGTGGCGTACGAACCCGGATCGTTGTTGACCAGCGCAAAACGGAACACGCAGGAGTTGCCGCTACCGACGAGAGCACCGAGAACAGAACCGGCTTTCCAGTCATCAGCGACGTAGTTCAGCGTGATTTCCATGGACGGCGCATCAGCCTGCCCCTGGATCTGCTGCGATTGCGACTGGCCGAACACAGGCACGTTCACGATATTCGGCGGCGTACCCATGGCCGGGAATTCACGAACGTTCTTGAGGCGAACGAAGTCTGCAGCAGCAGGCGTCTGGATGGCACCAGTCGTTGCATTGATGGTGGCTGGCTGACCGAAGAGAGCAGCAAAGGCCGCCGCATCAGTAGCAGTAACGTTGGTAATGGTGGGCATCGGGGTGAGGCCCGAGGCATTGAAAGCAATAGCGAGATCACTAAAGATACCCGCACCGATGGATTTGATGTGCATTACGCGTCCTTACGAAAGTAGTTGAAATTGATACTGTATGTGGTGTGCAACAAAGCATTATTAGTCTTAAGGAGGCCTCTGTTTTCAACATTGGAACCCCTAGCGAACTGAATAAAGCCTTTCGTGGTGGCTGCTTGGTAGCCTTTTCCACAGAAGATAGAGTCCAGAATGTCAGCCAGCAACAACGCTCGTTTTGGACCATTACCACCTTCAGTGTATAGCTCCATGAAGAGGACACCCCTAAGGCTGTCCCTTTCGCCTGTTTCACCCACGACGGGGTTGAACACCATATGCTCACTGCTTGAGATATCTCCCACATATCCGATGGGTACAGTATTAGCACATGCTGCTTGCCATACTGGTGCACTTAATACAGAGCATATTCCTTGGAATAAATCAAGGTATCTATTAGTCTCGCTCATGCTAGTGCCCTTGTTAAGGTGATAGTAACAGTATAGCCATTACTATCTATAGGCGGTGTAATCTTGTGCAGTATACCATTAATGGTCACTGTATCTAACACATCCAAATCAGTAATACCTTCTTCTACTAGGTCTTCTAGCTTTAGAATCGCTTTAGTTTCAATCAAAGAAGAGTCTTTACGCTTCTCTTGGTAGACTACACCACTGAGTGAGAAAGTGACTACTGCATTAGTGACAACCTCACCAAGAGAAGCATCAAAAGATTTATTAGCTTTGGTAGCAAAACTAAGTGTTTCCACTAAGTCGCCGATCATCTTGAAGGCGGCACGAACACCATTACGCACCAAGCCTCGCATTAGTTAGCTCTCCACCATGTCGTAGAAACAAAGGGCGATACTAGCGGGCCATAAATCCGCTTGGCTGCCTGGGAGAACAATGGTGGTGCTGAAGAACGCATGCCTTCCAGCTCAATAGGGCCTACCTTAATTCGCGATGGTGCGCCATTACTATCAAGCAAGCCATCATTATTCAGTAAGTGGTATGCTTGTTCCAGAGTGGCTTGGATGATCCTCTGTGGAACAACATTAGAATCTAGCGTAACCAATTTACCTAGCATAGGGTCCAGATAAGCGCCAGACCGAGGAAATGCTAATAACTGGGATTCGCTAGCGGCCTCTCCCAACCAAGACACTGCATTGAGCATCTGCGAGGCAGTCACCAAGGCTTGCGCCTTCATAACACTGTCTGCAGACACCCATGCTGCAACATCTAGACGATCACTGAAAAAGGCCTCTGCGGTTTCTACATCCACATAAGAGTTGGTACCTACCACCAGGGCCATGGTGACGCCTTAGGAGTAATTAGCCGTGGAAAACCGGCAGGATGCTCAGGCTGAGGGCCGAAGCAGTCTTACGCAGGAAGGTACCCTTGGTGCTTGCACCGACAGTGGCGCCTGAGAGGGCAACCATCGTAGAACTGGAATCACCAACCTTCTTGTAATCGGCGTCACTGGCGAAGACGTCTTGAGCGCCATTCCAGGAATAGCCCCTCGGATGGATCACGTAGCCCCAACGATACCAGATGTCGGTATTGCCACCGCCGTTGTAGGTGCCAGCACGGCGCTCGATTTCATACGGCGTAGGAACCGGGATGTTTTCGATAGCCAGCGCATTCGGCAGAATCAGGAAGGTCGTCTTGGTACCACCGATGTCGACACCAACGCCATTGTTCAGCGCTGTCTTTTCAGCCGAAGAGAAGGCCATATTAGCCCGCGACTTCAGCAGACGGATCTTACCACCGAAGAGCGTATCAAAGGCGATGTCGCCTTCAACAACGCCATCGGTCTCCACCAGGTTGGCGGTACGCAGGCTGGCCAGAACTTCCGGCATCACCGATGCATAGAGGTACTCAGGCTCATAGTCCTTCCACGCCATGCCAATGGCCTTAAGGAAGCTCTCCGCACGTGCAGCACCTTGCAGAGAAGCAGATGCCGCTTCGACGATCTTGGCGCTGTTACCGAGGTCGACGTAGAAGCCATAGCGCATGTCTTCCGGATCGCTATCGAAGGATTGACCACCAAGACCAGCCGAGCCACTTGCCGAAGAAGCGCCGTACAGCACTTCAGCAGCAGCGACGCCACGGAGAACAGACAGGACGGCGTTGTTTTCATCAGTAGCCCGAGTTTGAGCAAAGTCACGACCGATTTTGGCCAGACCATCTTGCTGCGAGATGACTTCTTGCATGTTGATCTGCCGAGCGCCGTGCGAACGAACGGACTTGACGTACATAGCAGTAGCCGAGCTTTGCGTAGTACGAGCGCCTTCAGTTGCGTCAGTAAGGGAAACAACGTTAATAACAGGCGTCAGCGGTTTGCGCCAACGGAGCTGACCAACAAAGGTCTCTCCGCTAACATCGATGGCGGCGTCAGCACCAGCGATACCAGAACGAGCGATAGTCTTTTGAGTCGTGTAGGCCTCGTCGGTGTAAGCACCGATGGCCTCTTGGATGATCCACTGTTGATCACCAATAGTCTTTGAAGCTGCAGGCATTTTGTTTCCTTAGGTTATTTGAGGGATTTACCTTCTGCAATCGCCTTCAACACGTCTTCTTGTTTACGTGCAAAGATCGATACTTTTCCTTGGGCTGGTTTACCAGTAACAGACGTGGAGCCAGACCCTGTGCTACTCTTTGGTGCAATAAGGAAGCTGTTACCTTCATCGCTAACGAATGACTTAACGAAATCTGTGAGTTTAGTGCCAGACTTATGGATCCAATTGCCGTTGTCATCACGGATGAGCTCATCAGCAATTTCTCGGAATGCCATATTTTCTGCCTTAGCACTACGGAAGCTAACACTACGGAGCGCATCACGAACGCTGCTGTCGCGATTCATCTCAACGTTTTCTTTCAGAAGTGCCTCATATTTAGCGCTCAATTCTGCATACTTCGATTGCTCTTCTTGCAGGAGAAGCTCAGAGGCTTCCTTCCACTTGCCGGCTTCCTCAAGAGCCTTGAGGCTAGCCTTCTTGTCATTCTTCTCGATGTCAGCCAGTTTACGCAGAGCCTCATCACGAGCCGCATAAGCCTTGTCCAACTTCGATTTGACGTCTTTAACTGCTTCAGATACTTGCTTGGCTACGATTGATTCAATGTCATCAGCCTCAACTTCAACAGTTGTAGTTTCGTCGGATTGTGAGGTGACCTCTTCAGGCGCCTCCGTAGGTGCTTCGTTTTCCATGATTTCTCCTATGAGCTACAAGCTCATGATATTGTGCTGTACAACAGCGGTTATGCTGCTTCGTATGTCCCTGAAACATAAATACTGGCAGTGCCTAAAATATCTGCATTCGTAAGCACAGTAAGGCCGGAGGTACCATCAGATTTTGCGATCTGAATAG